CCCTTTTATAAAAAGGGCATTGCTTGATCGTGTGACTTTATCATGATTAAGTATTAGCTAAATACTTAGCTGACTCCGTCGGTTGAACTGAAAGGTTTACCCAACAACCCACATCTTTATTACTATTTAATTAAAATCAATAAATTGAATGAAATCAAACATTAAAAAAGAGATGAATCTCGTAAAAGCTTTGTCCCCAGGGGCTAAGCCGGGTGTTGTAAAACAACTGACATCAATGCTATTCGCTGGATTTTTCGATGCTTCTATTATAGAAAGCTTGGTATCTTACGTTTTCCATCTATTATCTACTAGAGGACCGAAGTTTACCATCACCTATTTAAAGGCAATGGAATCTCAACTAATTAAGCACCTGCTTAGTTCAGACCCAAATGCGGATTACCTGCACGTGAAGCAACAAAATTACTTACGTTGGATCAAACGTAGATTAAAATCGCAATTTGATCTGACCGACACTAATGTCTTAAGATTAATCATGACTTTAATTAGTATGAAACAACTTATGATAACTGTTTGCAACACAGAACTTGCTTCTATAGACGATAAGGTTGATATTCCAGAAGGAATTCTCAATGACCTAGCGTCGAAGATTCAAAATGTTAAATCTCCAAAGTTTATTCAGAAGCAATCTACATTATTACTACCAGGGTATTACTTATCCAGCAAAGCTGGACCAAATGGAAATGCATTTGCTAGTCGACTTGTCGATACTTATGCGTTAAAATTAAATCCAGCCGAACTGAATAATTTAATAATACTTGCTAAAGATTTATACAACATATCTTCGGAAGAATTTATGGATCGTTATCAACCTCTCGGTGACCAAAAACATGAATTTAGGAATAAACCAGAAATTGGAAAATTACTATATATCCAAGAATATGGAAAACTTAAATGTCGTGTAGCGGCTATTGTAGACGGAGTTACCCAGGAACTGTTGAAACCTGTTCATGATTTACTAATGAGCATTCTGAGACGGATCCCGGAAGACTGTACTTTCGATCATAATAAAATTAGCAACATAGCCAAAGACATGCACAAAAATAACCATTCCTTTTATGGATATAGTGATTTAAGTGATGCCAGCGACCGTATCCCTAGGTTCCTTTACAAAGAAACTCTAAACGGCATAAGACCCAACCTGGGCAGCTTATGGTGTGAACTCTGGACACGGAAATTTTTCGTAGATAGAGAATTATCATCTCATATGAGTAGAAAAGTAAAGTACCTTTC